AGCTAATGCTAGTGATGCTGGACGGAATTGGGCAGTTTATCATAGAGGTGCTGATGGTTCTGCACCAGAAGATAAGTACCTTATACTTAATAATACTGATGCAGTTGCTGACAGTGCTGATTGGTGGAATGATACTGCTCCTACTACAAGTGTATTTACTGTAGGTACAAACAATACAGTTAATGCTGATGGTGAAAACTATGTAGCCTACCTCTTTGCCCATGAAACAGGGTCTGACTCTATGATTCAGTGTGGTAGTTATACAGGTAATCAAAGTTCTTTACCAAATATTGATCTTGGATGGGAGCCTCAGTGGATTTTATTTAAAGATGTTACAAATTCAAAAAATTGGTCAATAGTAGATTCTATGAGGGGTATGTCTGTAGATAATGGGTCAAGCAATGGTGAGAAGTTCTTATATGCAAATGCAGATAATGCTGAACAAGCAGACACGCAAGTAGAACCTACTAGTACTGGGTTTATAGTTCAAGCTAATGGTACAACAAATACAAATAGTGCAAACGTAATTTACGTAGCAATCAGAAGACCTAACATGGCTACCATAACGGATGCTACTAAGGTGTTCGCTGTTGATGACCGTAATGGTTCAATCCCAGAATTTACTTCAAGTTTTCCTGTAGATTTTGCTCTTATAAAAGATACTGATAATGCTAGTAGTGATTGGGAAGTTAATACAAGACTTTTAGGGGCAACAAAATTAATTACAAATGACACAGATGCAGAAGCTAGTGACTCTGATGCTAAGTTTGATCTTATGAACGGACATAAAGCAGCTGGAGATGCAGGTGAATACAGTTGGATGTGGAAACGTGCTAAAGGTTATTTTGATGCAGTTGCTTATACTGGCACAGGTAGTGCAAGAACAATAGCTCATGGATTAACTGTTCAACCAGAAATGATGTGGGTTAAACGCAGAAATGGAACAACAGCTTGGGCTGTGTATTATGGAGATAATACAGATTACTTAGTATTAAATACTGATGCTGCAACTGTAGATGACGCTACTTATTGGAATGATACATCTCCTACTACAAGTGTATTTACATTAGGTACTAGTTCAGTAGTAAATGGAAATGGAGACACATGGGTAGCTTATCTTTTTGCAACCCTCGCAGGGGTAAGTAAAGTAGGAACAGCAACACATTCAGGAAGTTCTACAGATGTAGACTGTGGGTTTTCTGCAGGTGCTAAATTTGTACTACTTAAACGTACTGATTCTACAGGTTCTTGGTATATTTGGGATAGTTCTAGGGGTATAATTGCAGGTAATGATCCTTATATATTACTTGATGAAACACAGTCTCAAGTAACCAACACAGACTATATTGACCCACTAGCATCAGGTTTTACAATTACAGGTGACTTTACTGATGGTGATTATTTATTTTATGCTATAGCTTAGAGGAACAAATGGGATTATTTAGATACAGAGAAACAGGTGAACTAGTTACAGAAACAGAGTTTCGTTTTAGAAATAGAAAACGTAGGCCACACAATGTACCACCTATGGGTGAGCTAACAGAGGCATGGCTTAATGGTGAAGGTGTAGACGTTGTGTTTGATGGGCCAAAGTCAGGACCAGTATGTGACGGTGCATTTAAGAACTCTGACGGTAGATGGTACACCCAATGGTCTAACGGATAGTGCTTGCATTTTATTACATTTTATGATATAACTCTCCTCTAAGAACAATAAGAACAATGGAGTTTAACTTGTCAACAGAATTAGCTATAACAACTACACTAAATGAAGCACTACCTACTGCTGCCCCTGAGTATAAGTCTATGCTTACTAACATAGCTGAGAAGATGCCAGCAGTCACACAGGCTACCAGCAACTTCCACAAGTCACACAGTCAGTTTATGGGAGTTACACTAGACGTAACAGCTATCACACCCATACGTAGCATCAAGCACACACTAGCTGAGATAGATAAAACACGTAGTGCTCTACAGGAAGCTTACATAAACCTACGTAAGAAAGAAGTAAAGCTAAAGAAGAAACAAGCTAAACTACTAGACTGCAGTGACCCTCTTGGACGTGAGTTATTAGAGATAGAAATATTAGAGATACAAGGTCACTTAGAAGGTACACGTAATGCAGTACAAGGTGCTGTACGTAAGATGAACTTCTTTACTAATCAGTATGACAACCTGATGAAGAAAATAGGTAAAGAAGAACTAAGTGAAGAAGACTACGAACTAGAAGAAGCACGTTACCACATTATGACTTGCATGAAGCAAGCACTAAATAGTGCAAGACCACGGCAAGGTGTGATTGACGAAGGTAACATGATCTATTTGTTTGACTTAGGTATCAATGCAGCACAAGCTCAAGCAGAAGTATTCTCTTACCTTAACTGGGAGAATGAATTGGTTAAACAAGGCAAAGCCCCAGAGCACCATCACACAGTGCAGTGGCTTGAGGGTTGTGCAGATAAATGGGCAGGGTGTCCTGCAGCGTTTGCTAACAGTAGAGGGTTTGACGTATTTGACCCTACGTCATTAGCTAACACACCACAGATAGAGGATAAAAGTAATGGCTAACGATAACTGGCACTTGAGCAAGTCTGTACCATTAACATTAATCTTTGGTTTGTTTGTGCAAGGTGCTGCTATTGTTTGGACTGTAAGTACAATGACCTCTGACATAGAAGTTAATGCTTCTAAGATTGTAGAGGTACAACAAAGGTTAGGCCGTATGGAGGATGCAGTACATGGACAGGCTGTATCTATGGCTAGGATAGATGAAAACATAAAAGCTATTCGTTTATCTGTAGAAAAGATGGCAGACAAATAATGAGGGGAATTTGTCACAATGATAGAGGTTCTTGCACTTGCATCTGCTGTAAGTACAATATCGGGTGGTATTAGTTCAGCTATAAAGGCAGGACGTGATGTTAGTGATTTATTACCTCACTTTGGAAAGTTAGCTAAGTTAGACACAGAGATACAACTTGCTGAAAGCGGTAAACACAAAGGCCCACTAGGTAGACTTACGAGTAGCGAAGAAGAGGGTTTTGCTATAGCTTCAGCTAAGATGAAACACAAAGAAGCTATGGACATGTTGCGAGAAACGTGTCAGCTATTTGGCCCACCTGGTATGTGGGATTTAGTAGTTAAAGAACAAGCTGCAGCTAGGCAAAGACACAAGGAAGCACTAGAACTACAAGCTAAACAAAGAGATCAAATGTTTTGGGGCATATCTGTAGTTTTAGGTGTATTAGTATTTGTAGGTGGCTGTGTTGTTATGATATACGGATTAAATGAAGCTGTAAATGGATAATAGGTAAAGTACTATGGCAAAGAAGTTTAAAGGTTTTAACAACCAACAGACACACCAGCTTCTAAAGGAGATGGGCTTCACTGGCCCTGCCCAAAAAGATGAGATGGATGCATTTATTGCTTCTAGTCCTTCTGCTGGTTCTATGCTTGGGCGTTACACAGATATAGCTAGACAGCGTGTTGAGGGTGGCCCACTAGCACAGACAGGTATGGCTGAAGGTGGTGAAGTTGATTACAGTACTTACTACGATGACCAAGGTAATTTACGTAACATAGAGCTAGATAAATTACAAACAAACCCTGCTTTAAAAAATGCTGCAGCTTTAAGTTCTGCTCAACAAGATATACTAAAGATGAGCCAAGGTAAGTTAGCTACAGATTTACAGTACGATACTAATAAAGATGGTGTGATAACTGCAGCAGATGCCGTAGGCTATACACAGCAGACACAGCAACAAGCGCAACAACAACAACAGTCTTTATTAGATCAGCAAATTAAAGATAGACAGAGCGAGATTGATGCACTAAACGCTAGACTGCGTGAGCTACAGGGTTTACCTAAGAATGTAAATATAACCCAACCTATATCTTCTTACCAACAACCACCTATTACTAAGATGCCTATTGATGAAGTTGTGCCTATGGAAACAACCCAAACTGCTTTAGGTGATACTACTACTACTACTAAAACAGAAGAAGTACAGTTAAGCGACTTAGATAAATTAAAAAAAGACAGAGATGATGTACAGAAACAGCTAGATGATGCCTCTGGTAACGCTTATTTAACAGCAGGTGAAACAGCAGATGATGATACTATAAGTGGGTATAAGTATACAAAAGATCAAATTTTAAAACAAATAAGCGACTTAGGTAATGACTTTAATAATGATAAAATAAATAAACCAGATTATGATGCTAATGTTGCTGCTTTAAATACAGCAGTTGCATCTTACGATAAAAAAATAGAAGACATGACATCTAGTCTACAAGAGGAATTAAACACTGCGTCTTCTGCAGTAGATGAATACATAGAAGCTAGACCAGCACCAGGTACTAAAACTATTGTAAAGGGTTCTACAGCTAAAGGCCCAACACCTGCTGCTGCTAACTTAGATGCTGCACAGCAAGAGTACGCTACAGCACAGCAAACTTTAGTAGAGGCACAGCTTGCAGTAAGTAACTTAGACACTGACGCAGACATACCTGATGATATACTAGCGCAGTTTCCAGCCATACCACAAGAAGAGGGTTTTGAAAACTTAAATGGTACAGGTGCTGGCAGAGGCGGTCAAGCTGAAGTATTATTAAGTCAGACATTTAAAAAAGGTATCGTTCCATCAGACCCTACAAAATTTAAAGTAACTGGAGATTCAAAAAATTATACAATAACTTATGATGATGGTACTGTTATTAAAGGTTATAATAGAAATAACTCTGATGACGTTACTAATGATTTTAATGCATATGCAGCAGAGATTAATAAGTTTAAAGAGTTAGATGCATACAAAGAATATGGAAAACTACTACCAGGCTACGTAGAGCGTAAGGCTTTGGAGGATGCTGAACTTGCAAACACACAAGCGCAAGCTAAAGTAAGCACAGCACAAAAACAGTTTGAAACTACAGACATACCTAGCACTTCTGAAGCTTTAGGTAAAGCTATAAGTGATCCCTCTTCTCTTGTAACTAAGCAAAAGGTTGCAGGTATTGAAGCACAAGATGACCAGTTTATAAAAGAAGGTACAGGTCAGGTAGCAGAAGCAGAGCGTTTTCAAACTAAGCTAGGCAAGGCAACCCTAGCTAAAGAAGTTGTAAACAATGGCGCAGCTACATATGAAGCCGTACTAGCTCAAGATAAAGTTAAGGCTGCACTAGCTGAGTTTGCAGCGCAGACAGGTACACCATCAGCAGATGCTATATCTAAAGCTGAAACTATGACACCTGAAGAGTTAGCACAGCTAAACCTTGACCCAGCTACTGCAGACTTTATTAGAGACATACCTGAAATCAAAAGAAAGATTATGGATGGTGAGCTTCCTGAAGGCTTTGCTGCATTTGATGAGTACGTCAAAGTAAGAGGCGCACAGTTTGAAGGTGAAGTTGAACAAGCTAGAGTTGTAAACTTTGAAGACAAACCGCCTGAAGCAAAACCACAAGTAGACTACAACCTTGATCCTACTGCCATAGCTTTAGCTGAAGCAACTAAAGTAGAACAAGCTGCACAGTTTGCAGAAATAGCATCAGCACCAGAGAAGCAATCTAAGTATGTACCTAACTTTACAGGTGAAGAGCGTGATGTAGTTACAGATGATGAAATAATTGATGTAAACAAAATCATCAACAGCCCTGAGATTATAGTAGTAGGTGAAACCATTGAAGCCTTAACTGGTGACGCTGTAGCTAAAGCAGCAAGTACATCTTTTACTCAAGCACTAGAAGCTAAAGCAATTATAGGCGCAGTTAGTGCTAACTCTACTGTAGCTGGACAATTAGAAAAGCTAATGAGTAGCTTTGATGACGGTACACCAGCGTGGGCTGCAGGAGCACTGCGTAGTGTAAACGCTACCATGCTTGCTCGTGGGCTAGGTGGTAGCTCTATGGCTGCTGCAGCAATGGTACAGGCTGCAATGGAAACTACTCTACCTATAGCACAAGCTGACGCTTCTATCTTTCAAGCTATGGACATGGAGAATGTACGTAATGCCCAAGCTGTATCTTTAGCTAATGCTGCTGCTGCACAAAACTTTGACTTAGCTAACTTGTCAAACAGACAAGCTGCAAACTTGCAGAAGTCTTTAGGTAATACCAACCTGCAGATGCAGAACTTGTCAAATACACAAGAGGCTGTGTTAGCATCTGCACAACTTAAAGCAAGCCTACGTGGGCAGGTGTTAGGCGTCAAAGAAAACGTATCTATAGCTAATGCTGCACGTTATGCACAAGTAAACGACATAAACCTTACTAACGCACAGCAGTCAAGTATACTTAGGGCTAGTCAAGATTTAGAAGTAGACATGGCTAACTTGTCAAACAGACAGCAGACTGCTTTATCTAACTTACAAGTCAAGGCTGCAATGATGGGCCAAGACTTAACTAATGAGCAACAGACTGCAGTACTTACAACTACACAAGCTTTTGAGTCTAAGCTGGCTGAAGCTACACGTAAGCAACAGGCGTTCATACAAGATGCTGCATCCATTGCAGCTATGGAAGGACAGTCACTAAGTAACAGCCAACAGACACAACTATTTAACGTAGGTAACGTTGTAGCTGAACGTGGTCTTAACTTAAATAATGAACAGCAAACTACGCTATTTAATTCTACTAATAAGATGACTATGGACGTTGAAGACTTGTCAAACCGTCAACAAGCTGTACTAGCTCAAGCACAGATAGAAGCAGCCATGAGGGGTCAAGAGCTTACGAATGACCAGCAAATTAGGATCATAAAAACTGAGCGTATAGCTGAGATAGCTAACCAACAGTTTAGTGCAGACACAGCTAGGGTTATGCGTACATCTGAATTAGCTAACACTGTAGACTTATCTAACTTGAGTAACAGAAACGCTAAAGTTATGGCTGACGCTGCAGCTATGTCGCAGGTTGACATTACTAACTTAAACAACAGACAACAAGCTGCACAACAGAAAGCAGCAGCATTCTTAGAGATGGACTTTGCAAACCTATCTAATGAACAACAGATGGAAATGTTTAAGGCACAAAGCACAACGCAAACTATTCTTAGTGATCAAGCTGCAGAAAATTCAGCAGCACAGTTTAACGCTGAAAGCATTAACCAGAATAATCAATTCTATGACGGTTTAAATGCACAGATTGATATGCACAATACAGCACAGCAGAACGCTATGGAACAGTTTAACGTAGGTGAAGAGAACGCCATGACTAAGTTTCAAGGTGAGATTGACAACCAGCGTGATATGTTTAATGCATCTAATGAACTAATTGTAGCACAAGCTAACACACAGTGGCGGCAAAGTATAGCTACAACTAATACTGCTGCAATAAACAACGCTAACATGAATGAAGCTATGGCTGCTAACAACTTGACTACGCAAGGTATCAATGAGCTTTGGCAGCAAGAGCGTGACCTAATGAATTACGCATGGACTAGTGCTGAGAGTGCTTTGCAAAGAGAAAACCAGTTGACTATAAACAAGGTAGCTTCTGAAGGATCAAAGAGTGCAGGTTTAGCTAATGCTGCAGGAACAGTGATAGGTGCTATTGTTAGGGGTAGCTTTGGTGGATTTACTTCAGGAACAGGAAAGTAAGGTTATGAGCAGAGAACAAACAATAACTCAATACATTAGTACTTTGTTAGAGAAGGAAGGTGAGAGAGGCAGGTTTGAAAAAGAAGCTGAGAAGTATAAGCCTAAGTCAGGGCTGATGTCTAATCGTAATGAACCTAAAAAAGATGGGCCTGTAGACACAGCCCCTAAAGTTATGTCATCTGCTGACCACCTCTTTAATGCAGTAGAAGAAATGAGCAGATATGTTGATGACTCAGGTAGTAACGCAATAACTGATTCTATAAGTAGGTCTGTAAGAATACCTAACGTCCCTACATCCATAGATAGAAGAACACCACTAGTTGATTTGTACAGACTAAACATGGGTGGTGAGACTGAGCAAGGTTTCTTAAAAGCTCCTGCTGCCCCTGTAGCTCCTAGTATAGATACTAAAGGTAAAGGTAAGCCATCCTTTGCACAGAGTATGATAAATAGTTTAAGAAGCCGTTACCAAGAGAGAAGGATAAACCCTAATGTTAAACCGTTTCCTGAACAAAGTAGCGTTACTGTTACTGAGCTTGACGGTGCTGCTGTTGGTGGTGCTTCCGATGGGAAAGTAGATGAGGGTCTGATGAGTAGACCCTATGATAAAGAAGCTATGCTTGATATAAATGAGCCAAAAAGTGTAGGCGAAACATTTGAAGGTATATTTAAGTTTATAGAAAAGGGTGAAGGCGGTTATGAGGCCAGTAATAGAGGAACTCAAAACAAAAAAATAGTAGGTAGTGATTTATCTACTATTAGAGATGGTAAAAAACTTACAGAGATGACTCTGGGCGAAATTAAAAACTTACAAAGTATAACTAGCCCATCAAACACAAACAGACTATTTGCTGTAGGTAGATTTCAGATGATACCTGACGTTTTAAAAGAAGCACAAGAAGCTGTTGGACTTCCTGATAATACTATATTTGATGAAAAAACACAAAACATTTTAGGCCGTTACTTAATTACAGATAAGAGAGAAAAGTTAAAAGATTACCTAGCAGGTGATAGAAATATAAGCACAGAGACAGCTATGCTAGAGTTAGCAAAAGAGTTTGCTTCTTTTCCAGTACCTAAAGACATAACAATAATAAGAGGCGGTAAAGACGTGACTATAAAAAAGGGTAATACTTACTATGGTGACGGTGCAAATAAAGCAAGTCATAAAGTAGCAGATGTAAAAGCTATGTTAATAGATGCGCGTGGAGGTATACCTATAAAAAGTGGTGTAGTAGACGAATCTCTACGCCCTAAAACTAGACCTACTAGGTTAGCTAGTAACTAATGTTTGGCTTACCCTTAGAACTAATTACGATGCTCTTCTCTACCATACTTGGTGGAGTAATGTCTATCTGGGGGCAAAGCATAAAAGGTAGGCAAGCCCAAAATGAAATGCTTATGCAACGTGCTAACTTTGAAGCCAAGCAAGTCAACAGAGCTAGAGATGCAGGTAAGAACGACAAACACTTTGCTTGGACACGTAGACTTATAGCTTTATCTGCAGTATTTAGCATTATTGTCTTGCCAAAGATAGTAGCAGTGTGGTATCCTGAAGTCACAGTTTACGTAGGATACACAGAAGTACAGGGTGGCTTTATGAACTGGCTGTTTGGCCCCGACGAAGCAATACAATGGAAGATGGCAAAAGGTTTTGTAATTACACCACTAGACACACATATAGTATCAGCCATTGTAGGACTGTACTTTGGTGCAGGTTTCACTAAGTAGGATAAAAGAAGATGGAAGAACCCAATTTTGGAAGACCCATACCTGGTAACTCTTTAACGACACACAAGCCTGGAGACAGGCCTTGGGAGCGTCCACCTGAGATGTCAACGGTAGAAGAAACTCTTAGGTACTACTTTAAGATGTTAAATAACCCAGATGTTATTGATGACTTAATGACGCTACTAGATATGGGTGTACCAATTAGACCTATAGTACAGTCTATTTATACATCAGGTGTTATGAACGGTATGCACTCTTTGGATGTAGGGCTTATTATTGAAGACACAATGAGTGAGTTTCTAGCTACAGTAGCTAAGTCATACGAAATAGATTTTACCTTTACAGAAGAAGACCCTGCTAATTCTAAAGAAGCTAAGAATGAAAGACGTACTACAATGATGCTACAGGCTGCTATAGAAAGAGGCGAGGCTCAAGGTGAAGATGATGAAGGTGTACAGCTATTAAAGCAAATGGCTGAAACTATAGAAGCAGAAGAAGAAGCAACACAAGAAGAAGAAACCCCTATGCCAGTAGAAGAAGAACAACAACAAGAAGAAATGCCTATTCCTGAAGGTGCAGGTCTGATGTCAAGAGGGGGTATGTAATATGTTTGATTGGAAATCTTTTGCTACAGGGTTCTTAAATGAAACTGGTAGACAGATGGAGCTTGACCGTCTTGAGAATGTAAAGTATAAAGATGAGTTAAGAGATGATTACAAAGACGCTAAGAAAGCTTTTCAAGACAGAAAAGCACTTGTAGGTCAGGCTCAAAGCCAAGTGGGTAGGTTAAAAAAGCTAGGTGCTACTGATCAACAAATCAAAGCTGCTGCAGCCACTGGTGCTAAAGGTGTGTTTCAATTAGCAGACGCATTAGCAGCACAGCAAGAAAAGTTAAATACAGATAGACCATTAACAACCCAAGAGATTGATGTATTTATAACTGGTGCATCAGAGTTTGAAGCTGGTGATGTAGCTGAGTTTATTGAACGCTCTTACAACTTTTCTACAGCACCACCTGATGCTACTGCAGGGCAAGACCCACGTTCAGGTATACAGAAGTTGTTTGGTATAAACCTGAGAGAAGCTACAGATGCATCTTACGGTGGTTCTGCTAGTGCCTTTGGGCCATCTAAGATGGATTTGATAGATATGTCTAGGGAAGCAGCTTACAGGAGCCTAGCTACTGATCCTAGCAGTGTATTCTTAACTATAGATGAGGCACAGCGTGACCCTTATGATGCAACTGCGTCAAACCTAGACTACTTAGATGAGTTTGATGATTTAGAAAGACGCTTAGAAAAATCTGGCTCCCCTTACATGGGTCTTTTAACGCAGGGCAAAGATGAAGAAGCAGCAGAATTAAAAGCAAATCTTGTTAGTTCTTTAAATAAACGCTACGAAAGACGATTTGGTGATGAGTGGATTGTAGATGCGCCCTATGGTACTTACACAAAAGCTGAGATTGAAGCCGCAGAAAAAAGACTTGCAGCTAAACCTAATGGTTCTAGTACTATACCTAGCAGTAAACCTGAAGCTAAGATTAAAGAAAAGCTAACTAATATGGTAGCTACTGATCAAGGTTCATCTCTTATAAGTGCTCCTCTGGAAGACAAAGATGGTGACACTATATCTCTTAGTTTTGGTATGGATGGTAAACCTATTAGAGCTAGTAGAATAGGAAAAGACAAAACAGTGACACCTTTTACTATGCCAGAGGGTAAAACTATAGATGATTTTGTTAATCAACTTGTAGATGCTGGTGTATTTACACAGTCTGATATAGAGCGTATGGATAGTGAATCTCGTGCAGGTAGTTTTGACCCTAGTGCAAGCGGAGAAGTAGAAACCTTTGATGCTTTAGGCGAAGCACCAGAGGTAGATAAAACTGAGACACCTAAACCAGAAGGTAAAGGTAAACCCACACCCTTTCAAATACTAGTCCCTAAAATTAAAAAATTCTTTGGTGGACTACCTGCATTTAAACAAAAAAGGCTTAGAAGAGAGTTAAAAGAAAGACTAGAACTATCTGAAGCTCGTGCAGAAAGTTTTGATCCCAGCGCAGAAGAACCACTAGTAAAAAGACCTAAAGCAAGTATTATACCTGCTGCTGAAGCATCTAAACGCCCTGATGAAGACTTTACACAAGACGCTACAAAAGTAGAGATAGAGCGTATTATGGACTTCTTAGAAGAAAAAGAAGAGATGGATGCTTCTTTGTTATCTACTGACACAGAAGGGCTGTTTAAGTTTCTTGATGCACTAAAAGAAGAGGACTTACCTGAAGACTTAGCTAATGACATCCAAGACTACATAAATAAGTCTGAAGCAGAAGAGCAAAGTGATGATGTAGGTGATCCACTTGTGGCTCCAGGCATACGTACAGCTTTAGAGGAGCCTACTGCTGATAGCGTTAATGTACCTGATGTTAAGACTGAAGACATGGAAATGGAGGATTATTTAAGTAAAGGAGGAGAAGACGCATTAAGATTTTTCTTTGATGATTATGCCGTAAAAGAGGGGTATTACTCAGATAAAACTAGGCTAATAACAGAGTGGAAACGTTACGCTGCAAAGAATAGTATTGCTAGGCCTGTTATTAAAATGATTGTTGAACAAATACAAAGAGAGATGCGTGAATGAGTAGTAAATCCATAGATGCATTTGATTACCTGAATAGCAGGAAGAGTTCAGGTACTGTAGTTGATGTAGTTAATCCAGAATCCATAGATGCTTTTGATTACTTAGATGGTAAAGGAAAGACCAGAAGAGTTTTTGAAAGCAAAGTACCTAAAGGTAAAAAACTAAAAACTAAAGACTTGTACAGTGCAACCAACCTAAACATTATACGAGATTATATGTACAGGAAGAAGGGTGAGCCTTACAGAGAGCAAGACAAAGATGATGACAAGTTAGTTAATGACTTTGTTGATCAGATGCGCTGGTTTAACAGTAACACACTGTCTACAGCAGGTGAAGTACAATTTATTAACAAAGGCACAGAAGCTGACAAGGCTGCTGCAGGAGCAGCGTATGACTTGTATGATCAGCTAGGTAATATATTTACTAGAGGTGAAAGCCTTAGTGGTAAGATAGACGGTATCAAAGACTACTTGTTTGCTGCAGCGTCTGACCCATCAAACTACATAGGGCTACTCACTGGCGGTCTAGCTAAAGGTGCTACTCTTGGTGTCACACAGGGAGCCAAAGAAGCTATCAAGGCTGCGTCCAGACAAGCCTACAAGAAAGCAGCTAAAGAAGGTTTGTCTTCTAAAGCTACACAGAAGCTTGCAGATGAAGCGGCTGAGTCAGTTATTAAAAACATGACTAAGCGACAAGCTAATACTAAAGCAGGTAGACGCGCAAGAAACATGGCAGCTAGAAACGTAAAGTATCAGCAGTCTAGGCTTGCAGGTAGTAAGGCTGTAAAAGAGTTTGAGTCAAAAAGAAAAACTAAAGGTCTTGTTGCTGAACTAGCTGGCACAGCTTCTGTTGACGCACTTATTGCTGGCTTCCAAGATATAGCTATACAAGATATATACTTAGATGCAAACGTAGATGACAGTGTAGATTCAATAAACTATAATCAAAGTTTACTTAATGGTTTACTAGGTGGTGTAGTTGCACCAGCATTTAGCATGGCCCCAAAGGGAGCACGTAAAATCTTTGGTAAGAGTGATTTAGGTAAAGCTAAAGAGGAGTTAGCCGTTAAACAGTTTACTACTAAGGGCCAAGTTGATGCTGACATACAGTTTAAGGTATCTACTATTTTAAAGAACAGCTACAAAACTTGGCAGCAGAAGGTAGAAGCAGGTAAAAAAGCTACAAAAGATAGGCCACTACCTGAAGGATTACTTAGTGAGATACTACTAGGCCCAGACGGTGACGGTGAAAAAGGTGTAGTAGGATTACTAAGGCAGCAAGGTGTAACAGTAAACAAAGATACTTTTATATCTGACTTCCTGACTGATGTAATAAGAGTTATGCCTGACGAAGACTTTTTTGATATATCTAAGACTTTTGAAGGTAAGACATCTATACCACTAGGTGAAGTAGCCGCAGCTAAAGTTAAGCTGAGTGACGTTATTGCTTCTTATGCTAGTCAATTAGGTAGTGAGTTATCTGTATTAGCACAAGCCAAGAATAAACTTAATGCTGGTGTAGTCATAGGTAATGATTTAATGGAAAAAGCCCTTGACAGAAAAGAAGTCAGGGATTCACTAGAAGATGGTTTAGGTTCTTACTTTAAATCTAAGAGCTTTAGAGATGGTGCAGAAGTAATACTGCGTTCTAATAAAAATAAAAGAGGTAAGATATTAGGCATTAAGGATGGTGTAGCAACTGTTGTATTTGAAGACGCTAAGAAGAAAGGCAAGAAAGTTAAACCGCCTGAGATAAAGGTAGGCAGTAATGTAATACCACCAGACAGAGATAATGTAGGTAAGGTTATATCTTTAAGTAAAGGTTCCATTAAAGAGCCTACAACTGCTACCATAGAATTTGTCAACCCAGATACAAAAGCTAAGACAACTAAAGACTTCCCACTTAGGGATTTAACTACTGCAGCTAAAGGCAAAGACGATGCTGCAGCTAGAGAGTATAAGCTAGAGCAACTAGACTTAGTAGAAGACCAAATGGGCGGTAAGCCTAAGTCATCCTTGTATGTTCAAAACGTTTGGCGTAGAGCACTTGTATCCTCTGTACCTACAACTGCAGCTAACATATTTGGTTGGTCACAGTACTACTTAGGTCAAACTGTAGCTGATGCACTTTCTGGTGCTCAGTACTATGCCTACGGTGTCATGTCTGGTGATAAAGAAGCAATGCGTGTAGGTAAAGTTTACTTCCAAGTGCAAGGTGCTAAGTTTAGAAACTTCTTAGACCCTTTTACTACACATGATGCTTACATGAAATACTTAGATGAAAGCAAAAATACTAGAGACTTACTGCACGAAACAGTGGGCGGTACTGGTATAGAGAGTGGTGCTAAACGCTTTGGCTTTGACAAAGATAACAAGCCTTATCAAATTATAGAAAAGTACGTAGATGCAGCCAGTAGAATAACTGGTGTTAGAGCACAAGATACCTTTACTAAATCACAAACATTTATGACTGAGCTAGATAAGCAGCTTAGAATAAAAAAAGGTGTAACTTTGTCTGAAGCTATGCGTGGTAACAGTCTTAACATTATAGATGAAGACGTTGCAGGTTTGGCAGTAGACAGTACACTAAGGTCAGTGTTTTCTAAAGACTACACTACAGATGATCAGATGTTAAAGAAAGCAGCCAGGTTAGTTGAGGATGTATCTAACATACCTGTTCTAGGTTCCATTATGCCGTTTGGTAGGTTCTTTAACAACGTAATAGCAACAGTATACCAGCTTGGGCCTTGGGGTCTTATTGCTCCTGCTTCACGTATAGTTAAGACTGCTACAGGTAAACAAGGCAGAGATATAAGAGATGTAGAGGCTATATCTAGGGCTGCTGTAGGAACAGCAGGGTTGATCATGGCAGCTAGAATGGATCAAGACAGACAAGAAGCAGGGTTAGAGTCAACACAGTTTGACGTAGGCGGTACAAAGATTGATGCAAAGAATGCGTTTCCTATGTCTGAATTTATGGCAATGGGCAGAGTGTTTAACCAGTTAGCTCAGATGGGAGGTACATCTACGCTAAGTAAAGCATCAGGTGCTATGACACAAATTGAACCTGCTGACACTGACATAAAAACTATTGTACCTTATAAGCCTATTGTTGCCAAAGAATCAGTTGAAGACATGATGGCACAACTTGGTGTAGGACAGTTTGCTAAAGACATACAGTTTGGTAACGATATGTACAGGGTTCTTGATATGATGTTCTCTGATGCCAACGGTGGTGCTGCAGCATCTGAAATACAGAAGAGAGCAGGTAGCTTTGTAGCTGGCTTTACACGCCCTCTGCAGACAATAGACAAAGCCGTAGGGTTTATCTTAGATACAGATATACATAAAGATAGACGCAGTGTGTCTTACGTTGATCAAGAGACAGGTGAAGTAAAGCTTAGAGCTAAGACAGGTGGTGAAGTATTTAAAGGTGAAGCAACCAGATACTTAGATAACATCTTGCAAGCTATAGGTGCATCTACAGAAGCCTCTGACTTTAACCAACTACGTGTTGCATCTAGGGAAGGTGCGTTGTATGATCCTAACCCTTTGGCTACTGTATTTGGTATAAAAGTTTTAGCTGATAAAACTGCAACAGAACAACTGTACACTTTAGCTAACTTAAAAACATTTAGAGCAGACAGTAGAAGTAAAGTGCCTATGTATGACAGGTTGTTTAACGAACTACTAAGTCCTATACTAGAAAGAAAAGCTAGAGCGTTACTTAGTGATCCTAAGTTCATTAAGGGGTCTAACACATACAAGCGTGTTAAAGCTAAACAAATACTTACAGAAGTTAGGAAAACAGTAAAAGCTGGCATGAGTACACTATCAGAAGAGCACAGAATAAACCAGCGTAGGTATGACACTATAAATAAAGCACATGACTCAGAAGAATACAAGAATGCTGTGGCTGGTATGCACAAAATAAGATTAGACCGAATGCGAGACAGAGGCGCAACAGAGGAGTCACTAAAACAAATAGAAGTTAAAGACCCTCTGGACTACAATAACACAGAGCTAAACATGTTTGAATACATGTTGGATGCTTACAAAGGATACCGCAAAGGTGATATTAAGTAAAGGGGGGCCGCTTGGCCCCTCTCTTTTTATTTAATGCCGTGTAGTTCAGCAGTATACCTAGCTAGGGCAGCTACATCATCTACGTGCTCAAGTGCTCTATCCCTGCCTCTACTCTCAGGTAAAAACTCAAGTATACACTCTCTTACTGGTTCTAGTTTGTTTGACAAAGTTTGATAGAAGAGCTTTTGCTTATGCTCTACGTGCCTCTTTGCTTCTTTTTCTAAGTCCATAGTTATTTAAATTTCCCTTGGCAGTGCTACACAGAATGTCATTACGTTAGCTGAAGCATTGGGTCTAGTATTCATAAGCGTATCCCTTAATTGCTCTGCTGCTTCCCTGCACTCATCATAGTCAGCGTACATTTCTGGCTCAGTCTGTGCGTAGTGTAGCCCTTGGTTAAACAATATGAGTACTAGTATCCACTTCATAGCACTACACCAAAGTCTTTACGTATTCCCAACCTTCAGTGGCGTATTCCCATCCTACAGTAGCAGCAGGTATTACTACTTCTTCAATCACACCAAAGCCGATTACCATTGTTACTAATTCAAACATGTTAGTTCTTCCTTTTATGTTAAGTCTACTATTTCACACACATCACCGCTACACGCCATAGTTTGCATAGCAACTGTGTTGTCTTCTTTTTCATACGCTGAGAGTTTAGACCAATCTATCTTTTCAGGCATGGTGCTCAAGAGTTCGTCATATTCTTGTTGAGTACAGTCTTGATAAGGTGCTTGTTGGTAAGTATGATCAGAGTGTGGTAAAAATGACACACCACTCATCTCGTCAAAGTGTTTGTAAACAAAAGCACCAACTTCCATCCACTCTTCATCACGCACAGAAACAGTTACACTAGGTTTGTGCTCACACCAATGTCTTTGGTAAATAAGCCACATCTCTAATTGTTCTATGGCGGTCATGTCGTTACGTGTTACAGCATTCTGTGGTGACTTAATAGGAAAGCTAAACACTGTAGTTTGTTCTGGTTTGTTAAACTCTGGCTCATTAGGAATACCACAGTCTTTCATAAACTGAGTTAGTGGGTCTTTATTGTCACCACGTACAGTACGGACATAATATGGGCTATGCCTACTATGGATACCAGACGCACTATCCACAAGTTGTGATACCGTTCCCGATGGCTTGACACAGGTAATTGCAGTAGACGCAGGTATATCCAAACGCTTAGACCATTCAGCATTAGTAGTGATGGCGACATTTCGTAAGTACTCCAATGTTTTATCTAGTGATACATTCTTACTGGTTAGTAGTAGGTTATCCATTATCCCTGTGAGTGACACACCAAGCAGACGCTCTTCTTCTGTATTACGCTTCCACACCTTTCGCAAGTAAGGAAACTTTGTGTAGGTGCTTTGGATTGTGCCAAGTATAGTAGCACATTTGACTTTTCGCTCCAAGTCTTCAACCGAATCCGTGGCTCGTACCACAACTTCTGTAAGATTACAAAATTGATAAGGTCTAAGGCTGATCTCCGAACATGGGTTACAGCCGAAATCATAGTCAGGGTTACGTCTGCCATGCTGCCTAGCAATAGCTTTACACGCTTCACGATTAAATACTCCTCTCTCTCCTGATTTACTTTCTACTAAGGACATCCACTCACGCATAAACGTTTCCATGTCAGGCTTCTCAGTGTAACATACAGAGTTATTAGCTAGTGCTCTCCACGCTGCATTCTCCCACCACTGTCCTGACTTAGCGTGACGCATTCGGTCATCACTTAGGTTAGATAAACTTATCATAGCTGACCTACGTACACCACCTACAACAACTACTTCACCTACTTTGCACATCAAGTCGTGACACTCAATACTAGATAGCTTACGCCCTTGTGCATTCTTAAATATAGTAACTGCAAAGTTAAACAAGTCTACCAAGGGTGCAGGGCCACTAGCTCTACCACCAAATGTCTTTAGTCTTGCACCAGCAGGACGTATACGTGAGACATCCCACTGAGGTATCTCACCAGCCCACAGGAGAGCAAGAACTTGTCTGAACGCTTTAGCCCAACCCTCCTTACTATCTTTAGCAACGACAGTAGTATCACTGTAGAACAACTCAGGAACTTCAGGGAGTTTAGTGATGTACTGCCTCTCAACACTGAACCCGACACCAGTGCCACACAAGAGGATGAACATAGCCTCATCAAAGGACTTAGGGTCATCTACGGGTAGGTAACTACAGTTGTACCCTGCTGTGTTGTCACGCTCTAAAGCAGGGCCAGCAGTCATCATGGCTCTCATGCTAGGCATAACTTCTAAGCTTAGTATTGCATCTTGTATTTGTGTAACTGTATCAGCATCAACTAAGTCAGACACAACATTATTCATGTAACGCTCTACAGTCTCATCCCAAGCTTCTCTACTACCTTCTTCTTCTACCCAACGTGCATAGCGTGAGGTATGTATAAATGATTGATAGTCTGTTGGTAGTAAGTTGCTCATCTATTATCCCCACTTCCTTTTATAGTACCATTAGCTTTACGCTTCATTAGTTTTTCTAGGTTAGACATAGCTATCTCAGCCATGCTTATGTTTAAGTCTCTGCTTAGTGCAGCTATGTACCACATACAGTCACCTAGTTCAGCAGCTACAGCGTTTCTATCAAAGTCACCATCACGTAGCATTTTCTTTACTTTGTTAGCTACCTCACCAGCTTCACCTGCAAGCCCTAGTGCAGGGTATATTACTGCGTGGTTTACCCCATAGATAGCTGTCTTTTGTGCCTCTGATTGGTATGATTTCATGTCCAAAGGCTTACTCTTCCACTGTTCTTGCCAGTAACCAAAAGCTTCTAAGTCTGTTTCGTTAATCATGTTCTCTCCCTGACGTTTAAGTTATCTAAGGTTACATCATCTATGTCGTGAAACGTATTACGTACTAAGTCACACATATCATCTACATGGTGGTTTTCAACAGTAGATAAGATATTACCGTCTTCTTCAACATCAAGTACAAATGTTACGCTAAACCTTTTCTTGTTCACTTGTGTATTTCCTTCAGTGTTTCATTAGCCCACTCTAAATATTGTTGAGCTTTCTTTAAATCTTCTACAGGGGTGGCATTCTTGTATGTTGCCCTGTGGTTATACTTCATAACGTTACCTCTACAGTAAGCTACAAAGCCTTGCAGTCCTAGTACCTGCTTGATGTAATCAATGCACTCTATACCATCAGTTAGGTTGTAGTGTGCTGGTTTACTTACGTTGTCGTACAAAGTAGTCTCTCCAGTTATTGTAATGATTTGATCATCACTGAATAGATCAGATATTTCAAAGTCACCGCTTGGTAAGTCTAGTGTGCTCATTATGCATTCCCAAATGTTTTAGTGTACTTAGTTAGTCTTAATACTTTACCGTCTGTACCTTCTACTTCTTCATACACCTTTTGTTCCTTTTTGTCAATAGCTAAGTTATCATTTCTACGCTCTTCAACTTCATTATACAGGTCTTCATCTTCTTGTGTCATCTCTAAGAATGTACCCATCAGTGTAGCTAAGTGTACCAAGTAAGACAAAACTTCTATCTTAAAATGTTTAGAGTTACCTACTACTAAACCTGTACTAAGTTGTCCTGTCCACTCACCTTTACTGTCTAGTTCCACAGGCCGTAGTATAATAGCTACCTCATCATCATCTACTGTGTAGCTCATTAAGTATCCCTTCTCTTTGTTTTAAGTGGTATTACTTTTAGTTTAGTTGCTGTGCCTTTTTCTTTTAGCCAGGATTCAGGTATCACACGATGCGCCCACATAAAGTCATTAGTGTCACACCACTGATAGTACCTGCTCTTAGCTCCCTTATATAGTTTAGCTTTTGAGTTACTAAACACAAAGCGTATATCAAGCTCTGGATGTTGCTTGCGTACCTCTGTGTGCTTGCGTCTGTCCTCACTGTCAAAGATACCTTTAGTTTCAATTATAATACCGTTATCCAGAATAAAGTCAGGCGTGTATGTTCTGTACCGTAGGTCTTCCCACTCAATTCTCAAGCATTCGTACCTGACTTTCTTCTGTGTATCTTTTAAGTAAGCAGCAACGTCCTTCTCTAAACCACTGCGATACCTTCTTGCACTATGCCTTCTCTGTGGCATTTAACAACTGGTGTAGTTCTTCTGACTTTACTTTACCTATAGCACGAACACACTGCATTTGGTGGTCAAGCATGTTCAGTGTTATAGCGTTCTGTTGCAGCAGTTTGACTAGCTCCTGCTGTTCTTCATTCATGTTGTTGGTGTCGTAGTCTTTGTCATTTACTGTTACTGTTGTCATTTTAAGCTGCCTCTGCTACTGATACGTATTCTACTATTGGTTTGTCTTTAGCTTTAGATACCCTAGATGGTAGAGCCTGTAGTGTAGGCCAGCATTTGTACCTATAATCACAGAACCTGCAGTTACTACTAAGCTTCATGTTACCACTAGGCTTCTTGAAGTATGTCTCAGGCACTGGCTCAAAGCATCTTTCAAAGGGTTTGTCTTTATCTATGTAGTCATATGTATCCTCTATATTTTCTAGTACTTCTTTACCATTAGCTTCTTCAGCAGACACATATTTAAAGTTACCATTAGCTTTGTTTACTACCCACCAGCCACCTATGTCTTTACCTGCTGCTGCTGCGTACCCTACTAGCTGTGATACGTAACCAAATGAATCTCCTGCGTTTAAGGTGTTGAAGTCTGCAAACTTATTTTCGTAAGACCAAGGTGAAGCAGACTTAACGTCATCTACTTTGTCATCCAATATCATGTCGTACTCACCACTAACCTTACCACCTTTAGGTAAGTCAAGTGTTACCTTGTCGTTATCCTCAAAGGTAGTACCACTAGCCCTGAGTAACCCTTTGAACACAGCCTCTACAATATCACCCATAATCATATTAACCTTAAAGGATGTAGGTTTAGGTTCTGCATTATCAGGGTCATTCTTTTGAAACCAAAGCTGGCAGGTAGGACGCCCAATGTTGGACATCCTTAGTTTAAACTTGCGTGGTTCTTCTTCTTCAGGGTTGAACTGTTTGTGCAAGGCAACCTTTATGTCTTCAGCTACTTGGTCAATAACCTCTTGCGACATAGTTGACTTACCATCAACTGCACCCCTCAAGTAAGAGTGAAGAGAAAGTTCAGCAGGGTGATTCATTAGTCAACTTCCTGCACATCAACAATGCTGTTTATTATTTTTGCGTCTTCACTAGATAAGTTCTCAACATTAGCTTCATCCCACTTGTTAAGGATGTACTCGTTGCTACGCTGAACGTACTCTACGCAATCTTTTAGTATGTCATTGTCTCCATCAGCAAAACCTATAAGATCACCTAAAGATGAGTGTATAACTATATACTTACCGTTAGGCATATCCTTTGCTTCACCTGTCAAGGTTATTGTGTGCTCTGCTGGTGTTAAACTTTTACGCATAAGCTTTTCTACACTGTGTTGAATATTCTTTTTACTATCACGGTTTTTAACATCCATTATAAATGGTGTTTCTTCATTAAAACCTGTAGCAGGTTCACCTCCTTCATAAAAAGGTTCAATTAATGTTGTCATACCCATCATAACTTTACAGCTTTTAATACTGCGTATAAACTGCTTTCTATCTTCAGATAAGGCATTAAAATCCTCAACAAAGCCACCACGATTTAGATTAAAAGTACCTAAAGAATCTTTTAAATCACTCTTTAAGTTTGCTGCCATCACAGTCCTTTGTGTAGTATTAGCTGCGCTATCCCACTTTTCCCAACGCTGACGCTCTACAAATAAACGAACTATCATTTTACGGCAATACACTTCTTCTTCATCACGCTTCATCTGGAATACAGGGGATGAAACAATCTTTTTTGTTTCTTGGTTAATCTCCTGCAATATCATGGGCTTTACTCTGCATAAACTGTTTTTTTGTGCGCTAGACGCTGAGATTTGAAAGCCCATTGCATCAGCTAGGTTCATGTTGTCTACGCTTAGTGCTGTTATATTGTTCATCTATATATATCCTTTTGTGAACGTTTAATAAGAGGTCTGTTATATCACATAACATCCTTTGTGTCAAGCCAATTATCACCTATTTTAGCTTCTAATAGTAGTGGTACATTCATTTCTATTCCGTACTCCTTTTTTATTAAGTTGTTAAGGTTTCCGTTAAGATCATTTATTATCTTTAGTACCTGATCTATTTCTTGTGGGTGTACATCAATTACAACTGAATCATGTACTGAGTTTACTAGGCAAGAGTGCAGAGGCTCAAGTAGTCTTTCCATTTCAAGTATAACTACAGGCACAACGTCACCAGTGGCAAAGCCTTGCACAGGGTAGTTCTTTATCATAGTGAAGTGTGTTACACTGCCACTCTCTCTGCGTACTACATCAGGAAAGGCGTACTGCCTACCACTGACATTAGTTATCTTTAACATACGCACAGCCTCATCTCCTAGCTTCTTGTGCCATGCAGCCACACCCTTGTATTTTTCAGTGAAGTGCTCATAGTATGCAGCTTCTGCCTTGCTCCTACCATATCCTGTCGCCCCAAATAAAGGAGCGAATGTATGTGCTTTTGCATCCTGGCGAGATGTAGGCTGTCCTGCATCACTGATAACCTTTGCCGTGTAGGAGTGTACATCAAATCCTGTACTGATCTCCTGCATGGCTACAGTGTCCTGTGCAAGGAATGCAGCCGTTCTGAACTCAAGTTGTGCAAAGTCTGCCTCACAAATCTTACCACCATCCCACCTAGAGATAAACACACGTTTTACTGGAAAGGTTCCTCCTCTTGGCATGTTTTGCATGTTTGGATTGCGTCCAGAAAATCTACCTGTACTGGTGACATGCTGGGTAAGGTTGACGTGAAGGAATCCGTCTTGTTTAGTGTACTTGGAAATGCCATCCACAAAGCTACTGAGGTAGCTACTAATAGCGTTAAGCCGCTTAACATCCTCCAGAAACGTAGCTGCATCATGCATTGAATTATTCTTAGCCGTGGCAATAAGAACATCTAGTTTATCCTTTCCTGTGCTGAAGCCGTTAGCACTGATCCACTTCTTACTTGGTGCTCTAAGCCGTAGGCCAGCTAACTGCTCTGTATCTTTAAGTATGTACCCCATGCCATTACAGTTGGAGCACTTGTTAGGTTTGCTGTAAGGCGTACCGTCCTTCTTAGTCTTGTAAGTCTTACCTTTACCGTCACACTGTCGGCAATAAATTGCTCTAGTTCTGTATATAAACTTACTGTTAGCCTCTACTATATCTTTAAAGTCCTTTGGATTATTTACAAACTCAAACAACTCAGCCCACTCTTTCTTGTTAGTAACCTTACGGCTAAAGATAATCTGTGATAGCTGTTCTGGTGAGTTAAGGTTTATGGGTGTGGCTCCCATGAGTGTTCGCACTTGCCTGTACAAACGATTTTGTATTCCTGACTGCTCTCTTCTAAATTCATCTGCGACGAATGCAAGGGCTGATTGATCCACCCTGATTCCTGACATTGACATTCTTGTGAGGGCTTTGCAGGTTCTGAATGTGACATCACGAATGGCTCCAAGTGAGGCTGAAGCAGGGGTTTGGTAATCCCTATCTGTGGAGTAGTACAGTTCGCCAGTAGTACGCAAGTCGCACTCAAGATAATAGCTGAGTTCATCCAACGGTATTTCATTTGTATTGTATCCTTTCTTGTAGTAAGTTTTAAGAGTATCATCTTTTTGGTATTGTAGTTGCCTTCTTATTGCACACTGCTCTAGACTTAGAGGTTCTTTCTGCCCACGTAGTAGTATGTACTCCGCTAACATTGTGTCGTATATATCTCCATCATATTTGAAACCACTAGCCCACAACCAACACAAATCGTACTGAGCGTTGTGTAAGATCAGCAAGGTGGTGCTGTCTAGTAGTCTCTGTAACCTACAGGAGTTGTTGCTGTCTGCTTCTGTAGCTTCATCGTGATCAAAGTTAAGTATATGTTTGTTAGTTGTTTCTAAACACAATACGCCTACTTGTGTAATTGTATTTGTTGCCTCGTAAGGGTCGTTGTATATTTTTCCATCTCGCAGAGTTATAGAGTTCTCTACGTCTAAAACTCTTTTCATTCCTAT